AGTCTAAAGACTCAACCGCTGCAGTTCCAGTCCAAATCTTGTCACCACTTACGAAAGTAGAGAAAGTCAAAGTTACATCAGTTCTTGAACTTACAGAAGAAAATAAATCTTCTACGTTTACACCAGCTGCAGCAGATTCGATTACCGCTAAGCCATCTGTAGTTACTGACCAAGAACGAAGTCCTTGAATTTGAGCCGCCCATCCGCCACTATCTTTTGTAGTAGAATCTGGTAAGTCTGTTGATACTGATAAAGAACAAGATGTAGAGTGAGCTACAGCTACTCCACCTATCTTTACTACAAGTAAACTGCCATTAAAAATTCCTGTGGTTGCCATATTATGTTTTTTTTATATGTTTAAAATCCTATTTATTATTTAATTATAATCTTATTTGTTCTTCTTAGTCTTTTAAAGTGACCATAACTTATTCCCATCTTCACACTTGCCTCTAATCTACTCTCAAATTCTCCCACAAATGTACCATTATCCGTATAAACGATACATGGCTTTTTAAGGTTGTCGTTCCCTCTTAATTTTGCAGATTCTGACATCTTCTTTTTAGACTCTTCACTTACAATCTTCCCCTTAGTCAATCTCCCCCAAGTATTACCCTTACTTCTTTCAGAAGTTGCTTTCTTTTGTGCATCACTTTGTTTCCTACCTATACTTGATAAGCCTATCTTTCTTTTAGTCTCTTCAGATAATCTTGTATTAGCACCACCTGGTCTAATATTATATCCGAAGTTCCTATCTGTTGCTCTTAAAATCTTAATAAACTGCTCTTCGTAAAGATTAAGACTTTCTAAGTCATCAGTTTTTAAGATGGTATAGAACATAAAGGAGTCTATGCCATGTTTATTAAAAGAACGCTGAAGGTACTCGTTGTCGTGAGTACCTTTCTTTAGCCTTTGAGTATGGTAATTAAACCTTATCTCTGGCTTATTTATTGTTTGCCCTATATAAGCCTTCCCAGTATTCTTGTTCAGTATCTTATATAAGTACATATTATGTTGTTTGAGTTACGAAGTGATTAACCACTATAACTCTTCTAAAAATATATGTTTCTTCTACATAGTCAAAAGTAGCCTGGTTTGACACCATCTGCCTTGTAACTATGTTGAAATCTGGAGAAGCATTTGGGTAATCTGCAGGAGCTACTCCTATGATTTCCAATAAGTCATTAGCCCATTGGTCTACAGCTTTTTGACCTACTTCACCAGACTTAAATGTTCTATATACAATGTCAAACTGTATGCTTACATCAAAGTTATAGCTTGTTTTGTCGCTATTTTCTACTGACGTCTGTGAGCTTATTAGCAAGAATGGAGGCTCTGAACCATCTGGAGCTATGGTATCATATACCGATAACTCGTAGGCGTTAGCATTTATCTTGTCGAAATAAGCCTTTCGTATAGCATATCCGCAGTCTTTCATTATCCTTCTACCTCTACTTCTTTAGAATCCGTTTGTTGGCCATTTTGAGCCTCATTTAGCTCACCAAAGAACTTAATAAGGGGTAAGCCATACTTTGTCGGTAACTCTTGAAAAAAGCCATCTAATTGCTTAATTTGCTCTGCGTTTAATGTTATTGTCATATTTGGTTATTTTTACAAATTTAGGTAAAATTATTTAGCTTTCAATTCTTCTATTTCAGCCTTTAATTCTTGGATAGCTTTTACTAAATATGGTATTAAATCAGCATCAATAGATTTCATCTTTTCTCCTTTTTCAAAATATTGAGCATAATCCTCAGTTGGGTCTATTTCTGATGTATGACCAGCAAATACTTGTTCAAACTCTTGAGCAATAAAACCAGTTTTTGTTATGCCTTTGTTATTTTTAAATTCAAAATGTGTAGGATTTAATGCACATAACTTGTCTAAAGCATTATTTATAGGTCTAATATTTTCCTTAATTCTTATATCAGAAGTTTGTTGCCAAGTAGTACTATTGTTATAATTTATTACACTACCATTTCTTAGCATACTAATTGCAGATACAAATGATGCGTTATCAAGCATTATTCGTAGATACATATTAATACCACTTGTATCAAAAGATTGGTCATTTATAACAAGACCAGCTCGAATAGTTCCTCCTGCATTATTAAAATCTCTAAAGTATAAAGCTGACGCAACTGGAGAACCGACTGTACCTGCATTTAAATATCTAATTGAAGAAACGGCACTTGATGCGGCAACTACAAATTTATCTACTATATCAGTCGTTCCGATTCCAACGTTACCACTTGTACCTTTTAATATCATTCCAACAGCACCAGTAGCCCACATAATTAAATCTCCACCAGTATTATACAAAAGCATATCAGCAGATGAACCAGCAGTTACTGCACCTCCAACAGCTAAAAATTTACCAGAACCAGTACCTAATGATAAAAAAGTATTAATATTTACACTACTTGAGAATGTAGCAGCACCATTGGATGCTATACCAAACATTGTACTTAATGAGCCATTAATTACATTAAAAGCACCAGTAGTTAATATTCTAACATCATCTGTACCACTTGGAATACCAATCATATCCGTAAGTAAACTACCACTACTTCTTCTTGCTCTATAGAATTGACCATTAGCTACTTCAAAGCCAGTTGCAGTAACTGTGCTTGAGAAAGTAGCATTACCAACTACGCTTAATGTAGCACTTGGAGTAGTCGTCCCGATTCCAATATTACCAGCACTACTAATAAATAATCTATAAGCAGAAGCACCATAACTATAAATACCAAATGATGAACCAGCAGTTCCACCAATTTGTGCTCCGCTTACTGCTTGAACATTCCATTTTCCTGCTACAGTTCCACCAGTATTTTCTAAATCAATAGAACCAAAGAATGTATTTGATACAAATGCTCCACTCACACCAGCAGTACTATTTGCAGTTATTAAAGTTGAAAATGTCTTAGCACCAGTAATTGTTTCAGTTCCAGAAATGTGAACTGTATTAGAATCTAATGCTTTAGTATTTAATTGAGTTTGAATAGCACTTGTAACACCAGCAACATATCCTATTTCTGTAGCAGTTGTAGAGCCACTTGCAGCAATCTTACCACTACCATCAGATACTAATGCTCTTGAAGCAGTTAAGTCTGCAGTTACTACGCTTGATGCACCACCAGTAATAGATGCTTGTGCTCTTGCTGAAGTAAAGTATTGATTGCTACCTTCTGTAATGTTTGAAGTTGTTAAAACAACAGTTCCAGAAGCACCGTTTACAGTTGTAACTGGGAAAGCAATGTTTGTATTTGAAGCACTTGTGATTCTACCTTTGCTATCTACAGCGATTGTAGGAACCGCAGTTGTTGTACCGTAAGTTGTTGCAGTAACACCAGTATTAGCCAATGTTAAAGCAGCAGTAGCGTTTGCACTACCATCGAAGCTAACTGACCATGCAGCGTCTCCAGTTGCAGAGATTGTTCTTACAGTTGAAAGTACGTTTGCAGCGTTTGCTGTACCAGCTAAGTTACCTTCTACGTTAGCAACCAATGTGCCAACAGTATATCCAGTTCCAGTAGTGTCTACTACGTTAGTAGGTTCGTCTACTAAACCAGTAAAGAACTTAAACTTACCAGCATCAGAAGCATCTCTAAATAATCCAGTAAACTCAACACGAGTTTGAGCTGAATCAAAGTATCTACCATAATATCCAATGTCTACGGCATCTGTAGTATTGTTATCGTTAGCTACCTCAAACAATGGGTCTTTAGAAGATATTGATTGAGTGTTTACATAAGTAGCAGTACCATTGATAGTTAAGTTACCGCTTACAACTACGTTGTTAGGGAAAGTAACATCATTTGTGAATCCAACAGTTGTAGTGTTACCTACAGTAGAAGCAGCAATCTGATTTGCAGTTCCGTTAATTGTTGTGATACCTTGGTCAGTCCAAGTAGCTGTAACTACGTTAGCATCTTGCTGAGTCAAAGACAAAGTCTTAGTAGATGTACCAGTTACTGCAGCAGATACGATAGAACGATTGTAAGCTGTATCGTATTCACCTAATTTAACTGTTGTAGGAATAGCATATCCAGCAGTTAAGCTAAGAATACCACTTCCAGAAGAATAGTCTAAACCAACAGCGTTTTCGCTAAAGGCTGCTCTTGAACGAGCATCTGTGTAATATAAGTTAGTGCCTTCATCTAAGTCTGTTGTAGTCTTAGCATCAAAAGCAGTATTGAATCTTGTTTGAGTATAGTAAAGGTTTGTACCCTCTGCTAAATCAGTAGTAGTCTTTGTACCGAATCTTGAGTCGAATCTTGCGTCTGTCCAGTAAAGGTTGGTACCTTCAGCTATATTGCTTGTTGTAAGGCTTATTGAGGCTCCTAATGCCAAAGAAAGGCCATTGATAGTAACTGAGCTATTAGTCAAACTTGCGTTAGGAATAGAGCCTAAATTAAAGTTTCCAGTAGTGCTATTATAAGCAATACCAGTACCAGCAGTTACACTTAACGCATTTCTTGTTCTTGTGTTAGTGTAGTAAAGGTTAGTAGAACCTTCTGGTAAATCATCGGTATCTTTAGTTGCAAAGTTAGTTGCAAAGTTTGCATCACCTCTTGCAGTTGTAAAATAAAGATTCGTTCCTTCTGCCAAGTTCGTTGTGTTCTTAGCAGCGAAAGCTGAATCAAATCTACCTTGAGTATAGTATAAATTAGTTCCTTCAGCGATGTTAGTTGTAGTACCAGCTACATTCTCCCATACAGCTAAAGAAGAGTTATATTGTAAAATGTTGTCATTTGCAACATTCGTAATTCTTACGTTATGAAGTTCATCTAATTCATAGCCATTGTCAACTTTAACAAAGATTTTACCTTGTGTCTTATGAGCATAAACTACAAAACCTACAATTACTGTATGTTGAGGAGCTACTGGCTTAACCTTAGTGATAGCACCTGGCGTAGTAGGAGAAAGATATAAAACATCACCATCGTTCCAATCTTCTAATTGTAAATCTCCAGTTGTATCTATGTTTCTTACTAAACCAGAAGTAGTTACAAAACCTTCTTGGTTGTTAGCTATGTTCTCAGTAACTAATCCTAAAGTATCTGCAGAATTAGCATCGTTATTAGCTTGTGCTAATGTAACAGCCAATCTTTGACCTTGAGCAGAAGCAACTTTAACAACTTGATAAGTAGCTTCTTGTAAAATAGAACCAGAGTTGTTTAATACTCTTGCTACTTGCTCTTGACCTATTTGTAAAGTAACTTGACCACCCATTAAACCTAAGTCTAATGTACCATCAGCTGTGTTCCACTTTAATTTACCTACCGCACTTGCTTCACCAGCATTAGTATTAAACTGAACAAAATCTCCTTGAACACCACCATCTGCAGTTGCGATAGTGATAGTCGGAGTTAAAGTTCTTAAAGTATCGTTATAAGCCCAAGTGATACCAGTGCCATTCTGAATCAAAGTGGCAACAGTATCATCAATTAAATCTTGTATCTGAATGCCACCTCCAGTAATAATCAAATCACCAGTGATAGTTAAATCACCAGTAATTGTAGCTGCAGTAGTTGATAAAGAAAGAGCAGTATTTACTCCACCGCCATCTTGTACTGGCTGTAAACTACCACTTACTCCAACATTATTAGCACCAATCTGTAGTACTTGTCTATATGTATTTTTTACCGCTTTACCTTGAAGAGTAGCCATTATATTTTAATTTTTTTAATTTGATTAACCATTTTATATAGTTCTTCTGAAGCCGACAAGAATAAGAATGGTCTATGGGGCAAATTTACTACATTTCCGTTATTTCGTTTAAACGTCTGTGCGTACCCCTCAAGTTTATTCATATTTAAGTTTCTATAATATGGTATTTGAAAAGATGGCCCAGTACCAAACTCGACAAATGGAGAGTAATACGCAGTTGACCCAACCTTTGCTCCTGCACTCATATTATAAGGAGTGCTATAAATAGAACCCTTTAACTTGTAAGTTTCACCGTATGGAGCACGAGCCCTTGCGTTATTTTCTATATTAATCACACTTTGATTAATGATAGCTTGAACCTTTTGAGTAATAACATTAGGTGCCTCTTTTAACCTTTTTGATAGGTTAGTTATGCTGCTCGTTTTATCTATTGAAAATGACATTAAGTAGTTTCCCAGGTTGTACTAATATTCTCCCAGAAAGCAGTAATACTATCCCAAGTACCAACTCTCTTTAAGGTAGAACAAGTGATTCTTAAATAGTTATGGCTGTCAAATTCATCTATAACACTGCTAATCAAGTATATATTACCTTCAAAAGCAATAGTAAGGTCATTAGAAATAGAGATACTATTGGCATCTCTTATCCTAAAAACAATGTTATCTGATATAGAATCCTTACCAGCTATGTTTGTCTTGTTTTGATTATCCCTAAATATCTCAGCCCAACAAGTATAGTAGTCTACATCAGTTAAGATTTGACCACCAGCACCATCAGATTCTGAAACCTTAGATTGGAAAGTAATCCTATTTTTAAGTCTACTTATCATTATAATATTATGCTTACTCGTTTATAAGGCTTCATTAATTCGTATGCAGATGCTATATTAGCATTTGGCTTACTATCTTCTACAGAAGATTCTCTGTAATCGTACAAATCAGCAAGTATCTTATACAAGGCTGTTTTCATTATAGCAGGAGTAGTTGAGTAACCACAAGTGTAGGTAAACCTAAACTCCATGTGAGTAAAGGAGTTCATATATAGCTTCTTGTAAGTGGTGCCTAAAATATTGTACTGAGGGATTGTCATTTCTGTCCAATCGTTATTATCCCAGTATTCAACCTTGGTAATATTGTTAAGTGGTGCGTATGGAAGTTCAATAAACTCATCTACATAAGCTACAACTTGTAAAGTACGAGCTGTCATAGCCACACCAGCATATTTTTCTAATCTAACCCTTGCAGCCACTATTAAAGAGCTAATTAAGTCATTATCATCATCAAAATCAACCCTTAGATAGTTCTTAGCTTCAGACAATGTTATTGGTTCTGAAACTGGCTCTACTGTGGTTGTGACATCCCTTATAATCTGCATATACCATTATTTTTACAAAAATAACTAAAGTTTGTCATACCTCCATTTGAAGCCACCAGATGATGGTATTTTGCCTAAGGCCGCAGAACTAATGTTTTTTATGCCTAAGCATCTTTGAGCTTCAGACACATTTCTGTACTCATCTATAAACATTCCATTTATAGTGTATTGATATACTACTTTTGATTTGCCGTTATTAAGACTTTGTTTTATTTTAGTAGCTTCGCTTCTTGGCCTTCTAACTATCTTTTTAAGATTTTCTAATATCTTAATCATGTGCTCTGGGCTCTTTTTATATGACTTTGCCTTTTCAGACATTAATTTCTTTGTTTCTTCCGTATGCTTTCTACCCAAAAATAAACCCTTTAATCTAAGTTTTTCTTTGTCTGTTAAAATTCTGTTTTGTCTTGCTTCAGACATTTTAGCTTTAGATTCTTCACTTATAAACCCAGACTTATCCTTAGTTTCAGTTAGTCTACAGTTTAGTCCATTATCACCAATAACACCATAAAAGTCTTGCCAATACCTTTCTCTTTCGTTAAGGTTTTCTACTAAACACTCTTCAATAAATTCAATAGTATGTGCATCATATCCATACTTCTTTAATGAGTTATGAATCCTTACTTGATATGGCTTTGCACCATTCTTGTAGTAATTCTTTCTCTTAGTAAAATTGGTGGTTTGACCAATGTAAATCTTTCCACTTGGACTTGTAATTTTATATATTCCTATCATAAAAAAGGGGAGTAGCTTTTGAACTACTCCCCCCAAAGGTATATAAATTAAGTTATATTACCAAAATCTAGGCAACATTTCCGAAGTCACCATAAACAAACGCACCAGCGTAGTAGATAGGGAATGCGATTCTTGCCTCAACACGAACTGTAATCATGTTCTCAATAGCATTGTTACCATCTTGCTCAAAGAATTGAACAGAGATACCGTTACGTTGCATGATTTGAGCACCCATTGACCAGTCTCCTACTAAGAACTTGTCAGCAGTCATTGCTGTAGACTTGAAGATAGGAATACCAGCGATAGATAATTGACCATCAGTTGTAACCACTGTAG